CAACTGCAACAGTTATACCCAATCCTAAACTTCCAGTTGATACATCTATTTTATTTCCCAAATCTCTATCTGGATGAATACCATGTTTGTCTAATAATTCTTGAGCATCCAATCCAAAGAAATGTTCGAGAACAACATATAGCCCAAGACCAGCATGACCACTTGATAGTACAACGGAATCACCATCTGTTTTTTTTGAATATATTTCATAGAGTATTGGTATAGTCGTCATACAACTTCCAATATGTCCCAAATTATTTTTAATACTCAATTCGAGTAGTCTTTTCATTAAACCATGTACTTGTTTATTTATCATTAGAATAATCTCCAGTCTTTAATTTATACAATTCTTTCAATCCATCTTCAAGACTATATTTTGGAAAATACTTGTATTTGTCTTTCAACTTTGATATATCAGCAACCCAAGATTCAGTTGTATCGAATGTTCTCAATTTACCTTCTATAAAATTTACATCAATGTCATATTGAAATATACCTTTCATTGTCTCATATACTTCTTTGTTTGTCCATTGGCTACCATATCCTATATTAACAATATCACCACTTATCATATCTGATTCCGAGTTTGATATTTTCAAAACAGCATTTATGAAATCATCTATGTAGATAAAATCGTGAACACCTGGAGATATTGTTATTGTTTCATTTTTTATGAATCTATCAAATAATGTTGGTATAAACCTATGTGATTTTTCGTAAAGACCATAAACAGAAAATGGTCTAACAGTAACTATTGGTTTTTTATACCTAGACGCAAATCCTTTGCACAACATTGTTGCTGCAGATTTTGTTGATGCATAAATTGTGTTTGGTTCTAAAATATCTTCTTCTGACATAGGTTTATTTTTTGTTCCGTATTCAGAAGACGAACCACAATATACAAATGATGTGTAATTTAAATCTTTTGTTTCTTCGAGTAATTTATATGTCATCAACACATTAGATTCAAACATAGACTTTTCATCATATATCTCTGCAGCAAAATGAAATATGTAGTCTGGATTAAAAGATTGTATATTATCTATTAAACTCAAATCTCTTTTTATTTCTATCACATCACAGTTGATAAATCTTTCAACTAAATGTTTTCCTAAAAAGCCGGTTGATCCAGTTATTACAATCTTTTTATTTTCTATATTATGCATTTTCGCCAAATACCATAAATGCATTATACAAATCTACACCAGATGTAAAGATATTTTTATACCCTCTGTCTTCCATATAGTCACGGATTATCTGTGGACTAAATATATTCATGTGTTTTCTATTATTCCAAGGTCTCCAATAGAGTTGAGAATAATCGGGTAGATATAAAAATAAAACTCCACCTGGTTTTAATTTAGTTTTCCAGTAGTCTAATACACTAACCCAATCGTTTAAGTGTTCAAGACAATGTGATGAAAAAATGTAATCAAGATTTTCATGTGGAAAGTTCATCGCATCCAATTCATTTATTTCTGGATCAACTGGATATGAACCAGGAAATGCCCACTCTAATCTGTTGCACCCAATATCTACACCAACACCTTTACATACTTGTTCGGCATATGGTATTGCAAATCTTGAAGCATACCCTTCACTTTGATACTTAGGATAAGTTTTTCCTTTATATGTTATAGTTTCAATCATGTATTTCCTCATAGAATTTATTTTGTTTCTCTTGACGTTCTATTGTTTTCTTATGAAACAAACAAAATTCCTTTTCTTCCGGAAATGCAGAGTATGTTTCATATCCTGATAATCTCTCATGTACTTTATTTTTCCAAACAATTTCTTCTTTATTTTTGTAAATTCTAGTTTGATAATCTGGCCAATTTATTCTGCCAATATCATCAACCCGCCATCCCCACATCTTAACATGGTCTTCGGTTATACCATCAACTAAATTCCATCTTGGAACCAATACCATATCAACATCATCATTACTGTTTAATATAATGTGTAAATTATCAATCAATTCACCAGATGGCAATTCATCAGCATCAATGTTGAATATCCATTTCTGTGAACAATGATTCTTCAAATTGTTTTTAAATTTTGAAAAATCTTTATCAAGTGGAAATTCTACTACCTTTAAATTGAAATTTCCATTTCTGTTATTATCTATCACATCCCTAACGGATTGTGTTACATTTTCTGAATCCATTTGTATAACAATTTCATCATCACCCCTCAATCGTTGTGAGAGGAATCTTAACAATGAATTTAAATCTTTGTCTTCGTTGCACACAGTTATTGTATATGAAATCATTTTAGTTCTTCCAAATTTATTGGTGATACTTTTTTTAGAGTTGGTAAATTCATAGAAACTTTTTCTGCAAATTTAGGTAGTCTTTCATCAAGAATTTTAATAAATTTATTATGCATATTTTCATAAGACCATAACTTTTCAATTTCTCTAACCGATAACTTTGCAGACTGTAAATACTTTGTGTAGTTACTATAAACTTTTTCTAATACTCTCGAAGCATCTTGGTAATCAACATTAAACCATGATGTACCATTATTGATAACTGTTTCCCAAACAGCACTTTTATGAACAGGTTTCAATTCGCCTTTTAAATGTGTATGGAAATTTTGATTTACAAAATCAACGTGACCACTCCATCCAGAAACTATGACGGGTTTACCAGTAGTCATAAATTCAGCAATTGGTCTTCCATATCCTTCCCCTTTTGTAAATGAAACAAATGCCTTAATTTTATCGTGATTATACAAAGAGTTAATTTCATTATCAGTTAATTCACCGTGAAGAATATAAATGTTAGGTAAATCAGTTTTCTTACACATTTGTTTTATTAGGTTTATTTTCTCAATAACTCTACTCTTATCTGTAACTGAAAATGTACCACATGATGTTTTAAGAACCAATGCAGGTTTGTTTTTACTACCAGCAAATGTTTCAATAAATGTGTATATCAATCCAGACAAATCTTTTCTGTCTTGTCCGAAGTCACCTTTCAACCAATGACCAACAAACAAATAACAGAAGTTTTCTGGAATTTCATCGAGAGTTTTTTTCATTATGGAATCTTGTTCAATAGACTTGTTGTAAATATCAAGTCTAATTCCTTCATGTAAAACTTCAACAGGTGTTTCCAATTTTAACATACCAACAGGACTATTTGTTGCCTTATCGAATTTTGTGTATGATGTTTCATCAAAAACTTTTTTTGAATGTTTAGACGGAACAAGTATTAAGTTCATTTTGTTACACCCATCAATCCATTCTGGAGAACAAGCGTCTGTTTCTATACCGGCTGTTATACCTACATTATATTTACCAACTGGCTGAAATTCATTTGGTATAGTACACTGCATCCAAATATCAGGTTGATGACTCAATGGTTCTTTTCTAACCAAATCTAAAATAAGTCTATCATCTTCAATTTCAGGATTCAATGCATTCATTGGTGTATCGCCCCAATTTATAGAAATTACACTTATCCTAAACTTATCCATTTTTATCAAAGATAATAATAAATCTCTTGCATGAGCACCATATCCACTAACAGTAGCAACTGGTGCACAAAATACTAATTCTGGTTTGTAATTCATATCCATTCCTTACACTTTGTATAATTTGTATTTATCTCTTGGTTTAAAATTTTCGAGACAGTTTGTTATATCCTTTGAAACTCGTTTTCCCATATTGGCACTTGTCATTCCAATTGATTCATTCATAACATATTCTCTACCTTTTAAACCTGCATTTTCTCTTTCTTCTTTTGGTGTCTTATACCATTCATATAATGCCTGACCAACTTCTCTGAAATCAGCACGGTCATCAAATATGTATGGGGTAGGCACTGATCCTTGTAACGATATATTTGATGGCCAAACTGGCTTAACCCAATCACCATGTTTAATATGTCCCCATTCATCTTTCCTGTGTAAAGTGTGAACTTTGATATAATCATCTGCAGTAAAGTATTCATTTGTTTCTGGATTTATGAAACCACATTGATCCTGAAGACCACCCGTTACATTTACAACAATCGGTGTTCCAGCAGTTATTGCCTCAGCAGTTGCAAGGCCGAATCCCTCATTGGATGCCATATTAACAACAACATCAGCAACATTGTATAAAACATTTAATTTCTCACTCGGAACAACTCTATCGTCAAATAATACAGGATATTCATTACAGAGTTCACCAACAACTGCAACCAAATCAGTTCCATTTGGATCAATAGGTTGTGTGTGCATAAATAAAACACAATCATCTTTGGCGTTACCGCCATTTTTATCCACCAATTGACAGAAATGTTTGTAAGCAAGAACAACATCACCCGGATGTTTACGATGAATGTTTCTGTTGTTCCACATCACAACAAATTTGTTTGGATTATCACCACGAACTCTTTTACTTTCTTCTTGTAGTTCTTCCCATTGGTTATGAGTTACTGTATAACTCTCTTCAATTGGATGAAATATATTTGTGTTTATACCGTGTGGAACATATGTTATTCTACCGTTTGAAGCGTCTTCACCTATTCGATTGAATATCCTATTATTTATTCCGTATGTTTGTTTTGAAATTGCCATAAGCAAATCACAACTTGCATACGCATCCTTGTTCCACATTGGATCTGTTGCTGAATCCCCAACTAAACCCGCACCATCCCAAATGTTTAAATACAATAATGGAATCTTCTGACGGATTTCGTGTTCCATATTATACAACCACCCCCAAAATCTTGGATCTGTAAAATGTAAAATTGCATCTGGTTTTTCCATTTCCATTATTTTTCTTAAAGTAATTGGATCACCATAACCATTATGTGCATACAATTTTGAAGATGCATCTTTTACACCAGTTATATTTTTTGCATCATCAGATAAATCAAATATCTTCCCATTATCTGGATGATTTATAGCTGCACCAAGTTGAACCCAATCAAATGTATCTATTGTATTTAATACAATGTCACGTGATACGGTTGCAATGCCTGATGTTAGTCTCAAATCATCTGACAACAATAATATCTTTTTCTTTGCCATGTGAAACCTTTATATGTTAAAAAACTTTTGTGTTGTGTTTGTTGAAACGGTTTGCATATTCAATAGCATCTTACGATAAGGTTTGAACTTGTAACCCATTTTTTCTAATGAAGAATTAAACCAATCTTCTGAATAATCATCTTTATTTCGTTTACCATTTGAAACTATTTCTTTCATGTCACGAACAAAGTTATCAAGTTTATTCATGTCTCTTGTTAATCTTATCAATCTCAATCTTCTTCTGTTATATTCTTCTTCGTCTTGTTCTAATCTTTTCATGTCTAATATAAGACTTTTTAACGAATTTTCCAAATCATTTATATCATAAGACAAAACTAATTCAGCAAATTCCGTTCCTTTGAATAAATCAATATATGTTTTATCATAGATTGGAATAGTCATCAGATTCTTTTCTATCTGAGCATATTCAAATCTTGGTGTAATGAACATCCCAAAGAAAGGCACTTTTGTATTTGTTGTTGATATACTAAATCTACAACCAGATAAAAAGTCCATCATACTTTCCATCGTGTATGTTCCTGCAAGTATCATTGGTTTATGGTTATCAAAAACTTTGAATACAGTTGGATCCAAATCAAAGTCTGGAAGAAATGTATCACTAAAAGTTTTACGAGAAACATTTGCGTGTTCTGCTAGTATCTTTACATGATTGAAATAATTTTCGGGTGAGTAAGTGTTTCCGATATGAACTAATTTCTTTCCAGACAAGTCTTTCAATCCCATCTTACCCATTGTTTCTACTATGGGTTTGAAGTTACCATGACCTTTGAATTTAGCATAGTAAGCACATTCTGAAATGTATGGTAATTCTTTTTTATCTAACCATGATTTTTCAATCCACTTATCATAGATACTCATGTCAATATAACCACCTACTTGAAAAGTATAGCCAGAAGTTCCTCTCATTCCGATATACTCTTTTAGAGCATCCACAAAGAACGGGGTATATGTTAAATAATAATCACTATACTTTATGAACGCAGGAACACAAATTGTATTGAAGTGCATACCCTCATACGGGTATATCTCATGGTCAAAGAATGCAGTTATAGTATTCAACTGACAATACATCTTTGCCAATTCAATCAATCTTTCTTTGTGTTCTGGTTTTCTTTTTTCTATACCATCAACATCGTAGATAAATTTGTTGAGGTTCAAAACAACAATATCATACCCTTCCAATTTATTTTTCAGTTCACCAATTTCCATTTCGGAAATATCTGTGCAGTTCTGATATTCGGATTTGAAGTTATTTGTTTCGCTAGGATTAAAGTAGAATGTATCAACACTATCCAGTGATGATATATTTTTTGTAAAAGTATGTATACCCCTATACACAGAGAGGTCAATTATTGCCAATTGAGCTATTTTCACGAAACACCTAATGATATTAGTTTACTATAAATATCTAGTATTTTTACAAAACATTAAATTTTAGAAAGGCATTATGTTTCTTTTTTCTTTCGGACAAAGTTCTTCATTAGAATTGAAATCACAATACTTGCAGTTTGAATAATTGTTACCACCTTCAGCAGGTTGTATTACCTCCAATTTATATTCACCTTCTTCGGTAAAGTTTGTGGTAATAAATTCTGCAATTTCTTTCTTGATATTGTTTTGAGAAACTTTGCCATTGGATGGTTCAAATCTTTGAACTCTCTGTTTCATCGCCTCGTATTCAGCATCTTCCATAATCTTTCTACGAAGAATTAAATACTCAACATTTATTTCCTCAGGACTAATACCATATTGTTTTGCATAATATGTTTTGTAAAGAACAAGTTGTGATGTTTTTACTTTATCAGCTTTTGTATATTTGTTCCAACCATTTGTGCTAGTCTTGAAATCATATATGTATATCTCACCTGTCTTTGTATTCCTAATAACCAAATCCAAAAACCCAACAAGTTTAACAGTTGGATGTGTTTCAAGTGGAACTATGTTTATAGGTAATTCAATACCAACCAATTCATAATCTTTCTTTTGAAAGTAATCAGCTCTATGTGCCTTAAACCAATTAAGAATTTGAACACCATCTGAATAGTATTCTTTTAATTCTTTATCGGTAGAGAAGTGGACATCTTTATTTTCGGTTAGTAATTTTTTGTATTCATTCCGAATACCTGCCTGTAACATTTCATTGAGGTCAAGTTTATTTGCCTCAACGATTGATTTCTCATAGATGGCCTTAACATATTCTTGCAATACTTCGTGCATCGCTGTTCCAAAAAGAGCAGCGGTTGATGGTTGATATGTTGCAAGTTTATCAATGTATGTTAGTTTCCATCTATGAGGACAATCTTTCCACATTTGATATTGTGAAAAAGATACTTTTCTGTTAGGCATTATTTACCCCACTTGCCAGACTGAACAAGTTGTGCAATGATACCATAGACAGAAATATCTTTGAATGTATCATCAAGACTTTCACCGACTGCATCTTTTGAACCGAACATAATCATTTGTTTATATCTGTTAATTTTATCATTCAATCTGAAAAACAATCCTTGAAGTGATAACTTTCTATCTTCTTCTCTTTCCAATGATGAACCCATGGATATATTATCCGGACCATAATTACTTTGTTTTGCACAGAATAATTCATATTGTGCCTGCTGTATTCTTTTAAACTCCGCAGTCATTACAGGAAACTTTTCTTCCATTTCCTTAACAACTCCGGTTGGTGTTAAACTCAAATCTCTTTCTTTTATAGACATCGTATTCCTCATTTTATATTCTTTAATTGTTTTTCAAATTTAGTAATATCTGCCTCAGGTGTTCCATATTTTTTCAAAATATCAATAAGTTCATCTTGATTATTCTCTTTTAGAAAACGAATATACTCGTATACTTCATTCCTTCCCAATTCAAAGTGACTACAAAATGTAGATAGAATTTGTGGTTCTATTTCCATTTTATGTTTAGATTTTATGTATTTCAGAAATGTAGATTTCTTTGGGAGAATATCTAGCAAAAGTTTATAGTAATCTCTCGAAGACAATGTTCCGTTTGAATATGTTTGAAACTCATTTATGACTTCTACAAATTCTGGTTCCATTGAAAAGAAACGAGCAATCATATAATTACTCCAAGATTTTGCATCTTCTTCTGATAGTTCTTCCCATTTTGTTTTACGGAAAGTAACACCTTTGATATGATCAAATAAACTTTTTGCCATGATAATCCTTAATCGTTTAGTTGTTGTCTTTTACTTGGTAAAAATTCATCGTTAATGTTTCCACATTCTAAACATGCATAAGTTGGAATTGGTAAAATCCCTTCTTGTCCTGTGGGTGAAAGTAAAGCAGAAATCTTTTTAAAGAATGTTACCTCGTGGAAAAACTTGTTACCACATTTTGAACATTCAATATCAGTTGTCTGATTTAGATCAATGTTTACTTGTTGCTGTTGTTGTGGTATTTCTCCACCACCGTTAATATCATACACGCTCATCATTACCTCCTCTGGTCAATTTCCATAATAATTTGAATAAACATAGCCATGGCATTTATTTCATGGTCTACAACAAAACTGTCTTTGTATTGTGCTTCCGCGATAATCAAAATGATAGTAGATACAAAACCATTGGCAAATGTATCAACATTATCATAAAGATAACGGAATAGCTGATTAAAGTCTCTAACGTGATTATCAGCAAGTAACTGACGAATACCATCAAACTTTTCTTTTTTATTTTTACTTGATTTCAAAACATCAACAATTGAAGAAAGATAATTATGTTCCACCAATGTTGATTCATCTAATTTAAGAACACCACCAATAACACACCGTTGTGTTGTGTTAATAACACGGCGAATATCTGGATAAGATTGATTTATGATTGTTACCAAATTGTCCTTCTCATACTTAACATTTTCTTCATCAAGAATCTTAACAAGGTGTTGTGCAACTTCTTTCTTTGATGGTGGAACAATGTTGAATATATGGCAACGAGATTGAATTGGATCGATAATCTTATCTACATAGTTACAAGTCAAAATGAAACGAGTTGTCTTACTAAATGTTTCAATAACATTACGAAGTGCCGCCTGAGCATTAGGTGTCATATAATCACATTCATCGAGAATAATAATTTTAAGACCACCGAATCCAATAGACGATGCAAACTGTTTGATTTTATCACGAACAGTATCTACCGAATTTTCGTCTGAAGCATTGATGTAAATGTAATTATCTTTTGCAATAGTATTTGCAACAATTTTAGCAAGTGTGGTTTTACCACTACCGGCATCACCATAAAGAAGTAAGTGAGGAACATCATTTGTGTCAATATATTGTTGAAAGGTTGATTTTACAGTATCGTTTCCAACATAAGTGTCAAGTGTTTGTGGGCGATACTTTTCATTCCAAATTGTGTGGGATGGGTTAAACATAACATACCTTAATGATTGATAAATTCATATACTAATATACAAAATTTTTGCCTAATATCCTAGCGATTTTTTTGAAATACGAAGATTGGCTCTCTTTTATATCCGGCTCCCATTACAGCAGACAGTATAAGTTGTAGAGTATCGGTGTGATCGAAACCAACTAGGTTGGCATACTTTATAGTCATTTCTTCCAAATCTTTATACTTTGGTGTGTTGGCTATGTTGATTAACATATAGCCACCCATTTTCAATCCATGATAACAATTACGGAATGTTGATTGAAGAAATCCAGAACCCCATTCTTCTCTTGTTGGGAATTTATTATATGATTGGGTTTCTTCATCTGCATATTTTTCAGTATCGAAATATGGTGGCGAAGTAAAACACAAATCCAAACTATCTTTTTGTGGAATGTAATCTTCCGAACCCATCATGTTCAACTGAATATCTTTACCAAGATAAGCAAAGTCATCACGAAGTTTACAAAGCCCTTCAAATGTTTTCGTTGATGGTTCTGTTCCAATATAAGTTTTAATATATGGCGAAGCAAGAGCACCAACTAATCTTCCACCCCAACCACAAGACATATCCCACATCACACCATCACCGCCATATTTTTTATAGATAACACCAGCAGCAGTTGGTCTGAAATTTGAAACACCTTGAACACCAGAATATATTTTAAGTGATTGACGAAGACGGTTCTCTTGGAAAGAAGTACCCCAATGTTTTGACAACCACTTCAAAGTTTTGCGTATCGTCATTTTGAATGTTTGGTCATTCAAAAAATTATCCATTGGTGACATCTTTGAGTTACCACATTTAACTTCCATTGCGTGTGGAAAGTATGACCACGCCAATCGAAGTCCGTTCATGGTTTGAATTATATCACCGTCTTTGAAAATACTATCATAATCGAATTGTTGTAATTTTCTCATGTGTTCATGTTTTTCTTGTTCGGTGATTTTCATATATGGATAACCGTGTTTGCGGTAATACTGAAAGATACAATCTATTGTATCATCCAATTCTCTTTTACCTGCAAAAAATTCACCGGTCTCTTTCCACAAACGAACTTCTAGCGGATCAACATCAAAAAATTTACTTAAACTATCGCTGTTTGGTTTCATGTTAGGGTTTATAGAAAACGAATATAGGTTCATGTTTGAACCATTCGCCATTATGTAAAACTTTATTTGTTAATCTTTCTGGATCAGAATTACCAATCATCTTTGTCATTAACATACACATCTTTCCTTTGTATTCCATTCCCAACGATTTCAAAATGTTTATGGAATCATCTTCAAGAAGTATAGTTTTATTTGCAGATACTTTGATATTTGCAATGTTCCAACAAAGATACCTGTCATTTTTCAAATAAGCAACGGCAGTTTCTAATGTTGGTTTCAAAAAGTTATCACGCCAGTCTGCATATTCTCCGTGTGCCTTATATGATTGTGTGTCATCATCGGAATACATTTCACGATTGAAATACGGTGGTGATGTGAAAACAAAATCCAATTTACCTTTATACTTTTGAAACTTAGGATTGAATTGTATAGTTTCAGAACCGTCTTGGAAAACTTCGTATGTATGGTCTTCTCTTACATCAAAGAATTTGGATGATAGTGAACTACCTTTCTCACCGATTGACTTCAAATAAAAGTCTGCAAGATATTCGTAACGAGTTATTCCCAATTCTGTAATTGAATTGTCTGTGTTTGGATCCGTTCCAACATAATGTATCGGCCTACTCACCGACATTGCTCCCAAAATTCTTCCACCCCAACCTGCACTTGGATCATATACCGTAACCATTTCACTTGCTGGAATATGTTTTGTAAAATGTTCATACAAAAACTTTGCAGTCATTGGTGGAAAGTTTACAGCAGGTTGTGAGAAAGAAATACGGAATATCTGAAATGCTTGTGGAAATAGTTTTGCACTCTTTTCATATACTCTAACCAAGAAAACATTTACTCTTGGTTCTTCACCATCTTTCTTTATCATAAAGTTATCAGACAGTTCATCTATATCACCCAAATAAAATATCATACTTGCATCAAGTATTCCATCATTAACAAACTCACGAATTTGGTCTGCCTTAATAGTAAGATACTTTGTATATTTTTTATTATAGGTTTCAAGTGTGCAAGATATTTTTGATATACGCAAACCTTGTCCATCAAATCTACCGTCTCCATTCTTGAATGCCAAAAAGAAATCTCTTAATGTTTCACCTTCTCGGAAATATGGATTCTTGATTTGATTCGATGAAATAGATTTACTGTAAAGATACATAGAGTCATTGTAAAGAGTTCTACGCATAACATGATGAAAAGTATCTTTCATTTCATCGGTAAAGAAATCATATATTGATCTAGATGTATCACCACTTGTTCCACTTGCAATCTTTGTTTTCAACATGGTTGGAAAGAATTGATTAGCAGCAGAACCGTTTTTAGAGAAGTTAGCAATGACGCCGATTATATCTTCGTCATTGCCTTTCTCTGGACTATGAAAGATTTTTGAGGTATTGAATTGACGGAGCTTTGAGAAAGATTGAACAATCTCTTCTTCGGATCTGCCAACGAGTGGCGGTTTACCGTTTTCATCCCAATCTTTCAAAAACCTCATGCGTAATTCTTCTATCCATTCCGAAAACTTATTATCATCATAAGTTACCAATTCACCGTATGTGATGTTTGATGGCCAAGATAGAACATCGCCCTTTTCATAGAAATACTTTTTCATCAATTGTTATCCAATTTTACTAAATAATACTTTGCGTCAAAGTCATCAATATCAAATTCAACTTTTGCCAAACCTTCGGAGGAAACTTTAATACTTCCACCATTAAGGTCTTTGTTAGCAGCAAGAATACCATTGAAGTATTTTGCAGAGAAACTGATTGGTTCAATGTCACCACTAGCATTACATTCAATATCAATAGAGATACGATTTGAATTTGTATTTGAATAACCAAGAACGATTTGATACTTATTTAATTTTTCGTTCTTCAATACCGTAAACTTCTCAATATCTGAAAGAGCAGACTTTGCCTTGATGAACTTATCAATAAATTCTTTTGTAATTGTAATATCCAATTCAAAATTTGGCAATTCTTTCAAATCTGGTGCAGGTGGAATAACTGCAAGGTCAGCCAACATATAATTTACAGTAGTTGATTTGTCATCAATAGTCAATGAGAATGCCTTATCACCAGCACCATTCACTTGAAAGTTTACCGTATTACCAAGTACACCTAGAAGACTTACAAGCAAATCTGTATTATACACACCAAACTTCCAAGAATCACCTTGAAAACTTTTCAACTTAACTTCGCCAACCACACACTTATCATCGGAAATAAAACGAGTAGAAAGACCACCATTTACATTCCAAGCAACAGACTGAATCAGTTTACCCAAATGATACTTACTGATAAAGTTCAACAACTTTGATTTTTCCATAACAACAATCCTTAATGAATAGTAAATAATTTATGCTAATATACAAAATTTTTGCGTAATATCAAAACGAAAAAAACTTTTGTGCAACTTTTTTATTCTCCGTTGGGAAATCCCAACGCATTGCCTCGTAGAAATTCTTTAACTTGCCATCCAATTCCGATACAAATAATTCATTGGCATCAAAATAATCCTTGACAAATTGTATAATTTCTTCTGGATCGGAATCCCCACGAAACGCCAACTCTTCCAATCCATACTTGTTAGATTTCAAATAAGCAATCTTAACCTTGTCACCGTTTTTAATTGGCGGGTATTTCGGAGGACAACCAAATATAGTCAATAACTTATTATAGTTTATAGCCGCCTTAATATGTGATGGTGTTCCTTTTGCATACTTACCAAGAACATCATCTTTAACTGGAGTTTCATACTTCTTAATATCTTTGATTGATGAATTTTTAGCAACCTCTGCATACAATACGGTATTCAAATTCTTTTTGAAACCAAGTATGTATTCATCTATTTCATTTTTATCTTTACCTTTTAGAATATCAATCATCACATCCTTCATACATTTCTGAAATGATTTTGGGAATGATGAACGAACAATATCCAAACCTTTAACTTCCAACTTATCCATTGGGACACCGTTGTCCGAAATAATCCAAAGTGCATATCTCTTTTTCTTTTGCCAGAATCCTGTTCTACCAATCATTTCTTGTTTGATTTCCAAACGATGTTTGTCAGTATTGAATATCTTTTTAGCGAACACATCGTAGAATTGATTAACATAATCTTGAACTTCCGTTGCAATCTCATAAATCTTCGGTGTCATTATTTCAATATCATTTGTATCAATGTCCGGAAATCTATTCTTCACCAAAGGTAAACAAGAAACAAACACAGAGTCCGTATCAACATACTGAACATAATCAAGGTTATCCGTTTTCAATTCTTTATTGTATTTCATATTGATAGCAGCTTCTGTTTTCTTAATAACCGTTTGACCGGAAAGTGTAACGGCTTCTGCATTATCAATATCATAAAAACGAAATGCAGGTAAACCAAGAATACCATACATACTATTCAAAAGAATTTTCTGAACAAGTTGTCTTTTCTTGTAGAACTCATACTTGTCTGTGTCACCAGCTTTACCCCACTTCTTCATTTCATTTTTATACTCAACCCTCTTATCAAACCAATCAGAAAGAATTGCAGGAATAAGTCCCGTCTTTTCTGAACTATACATTACACCGTTTGATGCAACCGTGTATTTGTATTTGTCCAAGAATGCCTTTAACTTTTCTTTTGATACCTTTTCACCACCAACAATATATTCATCTTTTCTTCCACGGTTGAAATCTTCAGCATTCCAATCTTCAATCTTAGCAATCTTTGTTTCCGGAGAAATGTTTAGTGTCATAATGATTGACGGATATAGTGATGTCAAATCCAGGTCATACATCCAATCATATCTACCAGGAACAGGATCCTTAACGAATGCCCCAATAAATCCTTTCTCACCACTATCTTTTAATTCCTGCATCTTTTCTTGTCTATCGGCAGGTTTGTTAGGAGCAACAACACCACCAATATGTTTGAGATAAGTTAGCATAGCTCCTTCTAAATACTTCGATGAATACACAAAGTCTTCATATGGAACATGACCAACATGGGCGATACCACGAACCAAATCAATATACTGTAACTTCTTGTCTAATTCAATTACCAACTCAACGTCAGTAATGTTATATTCAATAAATGTATCAATGTCATTTTCCATCAAGTCATCAAGGTTGCCTTCGTATTCAATCTTACCACGACCAAGTTCCGTCATACAAACTGCATTTAGAGCATAAGATGGCAATTCTTTATATGAGAACTTTTTATACACAGTCATATAATCCAATACGGATGTTCCACCGATTGTATAACGATTTCTATATGGAGAATAAAACATTTCACCAATCACAGAAAGATTGTTTGCATGTTTCTTACCAAGAACTCTTTTTATACGGTTGTGTAAATATGGAATATCAAATGCATCACAATTCCAACCTGTCATAACATGGGGTTGGATTTCTTGAATTGCATCTATGAATTTAAGTAAAAGCGTTTTTTCATCATAACACGGTATTACGGTTTTGTTATCCGTAGTTTTGTTTTCCAACTTTCTTTTCTTATCCAAAACAAGAATGGTATAATGATTGGTTGCGGAATCATGGTAAGCAATTGATGTAACTTCATTGTTTCCTTGTGTTGGATCTGGAATACCGGTGATCATTTCAACCTCAATATCGAATGTCATTGTAACGATTCCCTTCGATGGCATATCCGAATCACCATACATATCAACAAGAATACGAGTTGTCTCTGCAATATCAGATTCAAATAGGTCTGGATCATTCTTTATGAAATTTGTAACCTTTGAAAGTTTATCACCGTATAGAGAAATATATTTACCATTAGGATCTTTCTTGTAAGCATAGGGTGTATATTCAAAGTGCATTAAACCTTTGGTATCATCCCATACCCATGCTTCTTTTGTATTTGTTTTAACGAAAATGTTTTGATACATATTATACCTTTTTGAACATCCATATTGGTTCACAAAACTTTTTATCTTTATTATCTTCGGCGAACTGAACACTATTATCGAGAAAGTGTCCGTCTCTTGTAGCAGTTCCTGCACCGGCAGAGTTAGGTCTCTTTGACATTTCCATTCCAATACAACCTAAGTATTCCATTCCACTCTCTATCAGAAAATCATTCATTGGATTTGTTATCTCCAACCATTGTCTACCGGTAGACCATGCAGAATTTGTGTAAACATCTGCAATGTTTATAGCCATGATACCACCAACTCGCAATGACGGTATAATGTTTCCAAGTGTCTTATGTAGAAAATCTTTATTCCACATATCAATTCCTTTATATCGAACCCAACTTTGTGTATCGGATTGAGAATACTTCTCAACATTGAAATATGGTGGCGATGTAAATACCAAATCAAAATGTTCTGGATATTGCGAGAAATCAAAATCTTCTGCTGGTGATTGATAGAAATTTGTTTTCTTCTTACCTTCAAAGAAACCCAAATTCTTTTCATAGAACTGGACTTGTTCATCATATATCGGATGATTTTCCACTCTTGGATCCAATCCAACATAATGTTCGGTGCAAGACGCGGCATAAAATCCAGCAAGTCTGTCACCCCATCCCATAGAAAAGTCCAATACATTTTTTGCACCTAACATTTCATACATACACTTTGCAACATTAGGTTTGAATTGAGAACAAATGTATTTACGCAATCCCAACATCGTTCTTAATTCCGATTTACCGAGTGTTTCCATTTTAAGAGAATACATGGAACCCATAAGTGACTTCATAAACTTATGGTTTTGCCATGTTCTAGCAGGACCTGGTGATACAGATGCATCAACTTCCCAACGGTTCTTTTGTTGGAAATAGTTTGATGCATCGTTACCAGTATTAAGACGACTGAAATATAACTGTTTTCCACCATAAGTCAAAGCATATTTTGGTTCAGATGCTTTTCTTGGAAACCACTCACCTTCTTTTAGGATTTCATTCCAACGAATACCTTTCAATTTTAAGAACTCACTTTGAGCACTTTCAATTGTAATATCCGCATAAGGTAGTGGGTATGTCATTGCTATTTCAGCCAGACGGTCTTTGACATATTCTTTATCAAAGTTTTCTTTTATGTATGTTATTTGTTCGGCAGTTATGGATAGATACGGATCCATTCCGTAAAATTGTTGGAAATAATCTTGTTCCACAAAACACCATTTGTTAATCTATTGAATAAAAACTTCCTATACGGTCACGGAGATCATACACTATTTGATATTTTGTAATAAACTCTTCCTGTGTGTATACAACTGGTTTGTTTTGTTCCATCACAATATAAGAATTTGGAAAACATTTAGTCCCATCACCAAAAGTAATAACATATTTATTTTCAAAATTCTCGTTTTTTCCTATGATACATTCCCATTTTTCAGAAGCTTCCTTTGCAGATTTTTCACTACCATTGAAATGATATGCTCCAAATTTACTTTTTTTAGGTTCTACCATCATAAAATCCATAACAATTATTTCCTCATAATTTTTGTTTTAACTTCTTTAATAAATTCTGTATCATCATCACGTATTATCGGATCAATATATCGTTTACCATCTTTTGATGAAGTCCAAGTATCAGAAATTTCTTCTTCCTTTGGCATCATTATTTCTTCTAACAATTCCAAATCACCATGAGTTGCTGTAATGTGGTCTTTAATTTGTTTTCTTGTCTTTCTGTGAGCATGAACTTTATCATACTTTTCAGAAGTACCAGCATTGCCTATTATAGGATTTTTTCTATATGAACGGCTCATAATAATACCTTTAATAAAAATTAAATGTCAATATCTTTCCAATCACCATTTGCAATAGTCTTTGTTGCCCATTTACCCATTATGTTTGCATTCTTATAGTAGTTATCTTCAACTACTGTTTCAAGTAGAGTTGATTCAAACATAAAAGGTCTACCACTAATCTTTGTCATAAATTCTCCACCTTGTCCCATTTTTCTATCATTGAATTTAATTTCTTTACCAAATCCAGGATATGCCTGTGGACAGTCATTTGTTCCAATTAGAATAGAACCTTTGCCACCTTTTGGTATAAACAAAATTGAATCTTGTTCAAATTTACCACCTAAATTTATTAAGTCTTCCCTTAAACTACCAGTATCTCTGCCATCAACAACAAAGTAAACATTCTCTCTAACCTCTTTGGCGTTAGGTGTATTATAGTTTTCAATATAAGCACCATGAACTGCAGTTACCATGTAACCTTTCATTTGTAATTGTGCATATAATTGTTTGTTTCTCTTTTGATTGTCTGCCCTTGTATATGGTTTATCTTCTGCACCGGCACAACCTTCTTTTGAACGAAATGCAGTTATAGTTCCACAATCATGTTCTTGCATATGTTTTGATAAACGAGCAAGTCCACTCTCATTCAATTGTTTATCCGGTACTAAATGTTTTAATTTTGCCATGTTTTCTCTCGGTTATGTAAAATGTTTTACAATAAATATCAAAATTAT